TGAGTAAGTTAACAACAAAACAAGAGTTATTTGTTCAGAATCTCGTTGCTGGACAATCTCAAAGGCAAGCGTACAAAAGTGCTTATAAAACTGACAGGATGTCAGAACAAGCAATTGACGTGCAGGCTTCAAAGTTAATAAAAGACCCTAAGGTTACCCTAAGATACAGAGAACTACTAAAACAATTCTCAAATATGGCTCTTTGGTCTAGGGAACAAGCCTTTAACGAGTATGAATGGTTGAAGAATCAAGCAAAAGACGATATCAAGATGCAAGGCATTCGGCAAGCTAATTCAAATGCTTTTGTGAACGCACTTGAAGGCATGAATAAGATGGCGGTTGTTGGTGACGAATTAGTAAATGAAAAACTGCAACAAGAAATCGAGGTTCTTAAGTCGAAAGTGACGAAGATGGACGAAACTAACGAATCGAAAGTTGCTGAATATTTGAATAAGTTAGGAGATGAATTGGATGAGTTTGCTTGATGTATACACTCCTAAACAGATTCAAGTTGCAAAACGTCTTAGAGCTTCTGATTGGTTCATCTGTGTGCTGCATGGTGCTAAACGTTCTGGTAAGACAGTATTGAACAACGATGTGTTCCTGCAAGAATTAGTTCGTGTTCGTAAGATCGCAAATGAATTAGGCATTGCAGAACCTCAATACATCCTAGCTGGGGTATCAAGCCGTACTATTCAAAATAACGTATTGCAAGAGCTGTACAATCGATATGGAATGGAATTCAAAGTGGACAAGCACAACAGTTTCCGATTGTTTGGAGTCAAAATCATCCAGGCATACACTGGAACGATTTCAGGGCTTGGAAACATTCGAGGGATGACGGCATTTGGAGCATACGTAAACGAAGCATCACTAGCAAAAGAACAAGTGTTTAAAGAAATCGTTTCACGTTGTTCTGGTGAGGGCGCTCGGATTGTGGCGGATACAAACCCAGACAATCCGAATCATTGGTTGAAACGTGATTACATCGATAACGAGAGTGAAAACATCATCAACGAGCATTTCAAGCTGGATGATAATACTTTCTTATCGAAACGATATCGTGAGAGTATCAAGAAAGCTACTCCTTCAGGAGTGTTCTGGGATAGAGATATTGAGGGCCTTTGGGTTATCGGTCAAGGTGCTGTGTATAAAGACTTCAACCGTGAAGTTCATTATGTGGACGATGTTCCTTACGACAAAATCAACAACTACTTCGTTGGTGTCGACTGGGGTTACGAACACTATGGCGCGATGGTAGTCATTGGAGAAACGGATGACGGGACCTGGTATTTAGTAGATGGTTGTGCTGCAAAGCATAAAGATATTGATTTTTGGGCGTTGAAAGCAAGAGAGTACGCTGATAAATACGGTGACAACATTCCGTTTTATTGCGATTCTGCACGTCCAGAACATGTAAACAGATTGTGGAATGATGGATTGAACGCATTTAATGCTGATAAATCTATCTTATCTGGAATTGAAGTCGTGGCGAAAGGCTTCAAGACGAATAAATTATTTGTTTTAAGGAACGCTATTCCTCGCTTCGATGAAGAAGTGTATCAGTACGCGTGGGATGAGAAAACGGGATTGCCTGTTAAGGTATTTGATGACGTTATGGATGCTTTGCGTTATGCATTGTATTCAAACGTTACGAGAAGAAATGGATTTGTGGGGTGATTGAAATAAAAATCGAAGAAATTATGAGCAAAGATTATGAGATTGCTGCTAAAGCAATCGATACGGCTATCAAAGAGCAGATAGGGAAAGAATCCTATTCAGCAGCTCAGACAGCCAACCGATATTACGAGAGTGATCATGATATTAAAAACAATCGTATCTTCTATTTGGACGATAACGGTGTTCTGAAAGAAGATAAATATGCAACGAATGTTCAGATTCCGCATAGCTTCTTCACTGAATTGGTAGACCAAAAAGTAAACTACTTGATGAGTAATCCAGTTCGATTTGAAGCGAAAGAAAATGACGAGCTGCAACGATTGATTGATGAATATGTTGATGAAGACTTCCAACTATTCGTATCAGAGTTATTAGAAGATGTATCTATCAGCGGTGCGACTTATGCGTATATGAGAACGAACGCGGATGACAAGCTATGCTTCCAAGTATCTAGATTCTTAAAGACGTTCATGGTCTATGATGAAACATACGATGAAGTTGCAGTTATTCGTTATTACAAGAAACAAATGCAAGTCGAGAATAAGCTGTTAGATGTAATGTTTGCAGAACGCTGGACGGATGAAAACGTGACGTTCTTCAAAACGGACCGCAATGGAAAGTTAGTCTTTGATAAAGACCGTCCGAAGAATCCAAAACCACATGTGGTTGCCAAAGCGGATAACGGAACGTATTTAACACGTACTTATGGTCGCATTCCTTTTTACAAATTATCGAATAATCACAGTGAGAAGTCGGACTTAGCGCCAATTAAAGCGTTGATTGATGACTATGATTTGATGGCTTGTTTCTTATCCAATAACTTAATGGACTATGACAAGCCGATTTATGTTGTGTCGGGATTCCGTGGAACAAACCTATCTGAACTGCGTCAGAACATCAAAGCTCGTGGAATCGTTAATGTAGGGAATCCAGATAACAAAGGGAACGTTGACTTGAAGACATTCAATATTCCTTTTGAAGCACGGAAAGCAAAACTGGAAATCGACAAAGAAGCGATTTACAAGTTCGGTATGGGATTTGACAATTCACAAACTGGAGACGGAAACGTAACGAACGTGGTGATTAAATCACGATATACGCTTCTTGAAATGAAGTGTCGCAAGGTAGAGATTCGCTTACGTTCTCTACTCAAGTGGGCGCTGCATGCAATCATTGACGACATCAACCGATTAAATCAAACGAATTACTCAACAGAAGGAATTCAGATTCTGATTGAACCAGAAATGATTGTTAATGAATCAGATATCGCAAACATCGACAAGCTAGAAGCGGAAACGAAGCAAACACTTATCAATGCTATTGTGTCGAGCACTCCTTATTTAGGTGAAGATACTGTTATTGATATGATTTGTAAACAATGGGACTTAGATGTTGAAGAAGTTCGTAAAGCTATTGAAGCAGATTCAGAAGTAGGTGATAACGATGAATCAGTGGGAACAGGAACTACAGAAACTGGAGAAGATTCAAGACCTGAAAATGAATAGGGAATTGTATCACATCTACTCGGACACGTTGAAAGACGTTAAGAGTAAATTGAAAGCATATCTCGAAGAGTATGAGGATTTACCATATTGGAAGCAGCAACAAACTGGTAGGTTAAAACAATTGACAGACGAGATTGTTAAAAAACTCCAAGAGGTATATCCTCAAACTAAAACTGTAATAGAAAATTTCAAGCAAGAACAGTTTGAAACTGGTTATTACGGTGGATACTATACTGTGGAAGAATCGCAGCAAGCAGATTTGCCAATAGCGTTTCTTCCAGATGATGTTATTCGCTCAGCGGTAAGACGACCGGTTGCTAGTAAGACGTTATCTGAACGTTTATATAAAGCGCGAAACAGATTAGCGAATCGTTCCCAGGGTGCAATCACCTCTGGTATATTGCAAGGCCATGGATACGCTGAAATAGCTAGTGTAATCTCAAGCAACTCTGAAGCGAATTACAGGCAAGCATTGCGAATCGCACGCACTGAAGGTGGACGAATGCGAACGCAAGCACGTCAAAAATCGTATGAAGAGATGGAAAAAGTAGGCTGTGAGTTACAAAAGCAATGGCTTGCTGCATTAGATAGAAAAACTCGTAAATCCCACGGTCACTTAGATGGACAAAGAGTGAAGATTGATGAATTCTTTGTGTCTGATGGATACAAAGCCATCGGGCCAAGATGTTTTGGCGTTGCTGGTATGGATATCAACTGCCGCTGCACTACTATTACGATTGTGGATGGCATCAATCCAGATTATCGAAGAGATAATGAGACTGGAGAGAAGATATCCTTCAGAACGTATGATCAGTGGAAAAAAGACATTGATGAACGTCGCTTTTTGATGTCCGACGATGATGACTACATGAAAGCAAAGAACATGAAGGCACATCAATTAGGCAGTAAACGAGCTATCAAGGATGAGCAGATTAGTTTTAGTGGTCGTAAGGTTCTAACCTCAAACCACGACATGTATGTATCGGATAGCTTGAAAGGAACCAAGAAAAGCATCAACTATTACGAGAAACAGGTAGATAAAGCACTAGAACTGCTAGATTTGCCAATCGGTGCTGAGAAGCCGCGTATTGTTCTGATGGACGCTAAGAAGGACATAGGAAGACCAAGTGCATTTGGTTCGTATTCACCAAAATCTAACACGATTTATCTGGATGCAACTACTCCAGGCCATAAAGCGATAGTGAAACGTCTTAAAACGGCGAATGAATTTTGGAAAAAAGAGGGTAAACCTTGGAAGTTCTTTGCGGTAGATGACGATTCTATGAGTCCCATTATTCATGAATTTGGGCATTATCAACAATATCAATACGTAAACAAATATGCCGAGCAAAATGGCATAAGTTATGCTGAAGCGAAGCGTAAATTTAATGCGAAACTACTTGATATGATTGATAAGAACCATTATAATATTGCTAGAGATATCAGTGGTTACGCAAATGAGCATTTAGAAGATAATATTGATTTGCTCGGGCAAACAAATGAGATTGTTTCTGAAGCGTACACTTTATCTATTTTAAAGTCACATGCACTGGCAGATATTATAACAGGATTGTTGGAAGGAGGTTATTGGTAATGATTATACCGACAGAAGAAGAAATGAAAATGTACGCGAAATTTGAACCACTGCAAAAGTGGAAAAAACGTGGTTACGGTAGAGAATTACGTGATGACACTCCAGAAGATATGAAGTTGTTAGCGTTAGAAGAACAAGAGTGGCGCGAGAAGCTGCGAAAACAGAGAGAAAACGACCCGTTATATCGCATGCTTAACTCGTATTAAAATATATCAATTTTTAAAGGATACAACCAAAAAGGTTGTGTCCTTTTTTGTTGCAATAAAACTGACCTGGGCAAGTCAATAAACTACCTACACTCCTGTGGAGTATAAGCACAAAAAAATATATCCGCTGTTGGAATCAGCATAAAATTGGAGGGATAAAAAATGGAATGGATTATTGACATTCTAAAGAAGTATCAAAAGGAAGATGGCACAATTGATTTAGCTACTGCAGAGCAAGAAATTAAGAGTGAATTTCCTAAACAAGCAGTTCCTAAAACTGTTTTTAACGAGAAGAGTGAGCAATTGAGAACAGCAAATGCGACAATTGACGAACTCAAAAATAACAGCAAAGGCGGTCAAGATAATCAAGGCAATCAAGACGGTCAGGGGAACGAAGAGTTACAAACGCAACTAGAAAAATATAAAAACCGTATTGCAGAATTAGAAGCGCAAGAGAAAACGAACGCTATGAACTATCAAGCACGTTCTGCTTTAGAAAAAGCCGGCATTTCAGACGTGGAATATGGATTGTATTTACTAGGAACGTTAGAAGCAGACGAACAAGGCAATGTTAAAGACTTAGATAACAAGATTAATGATTTACGTGCATCTAAGCCAGTATTCTTCAAAGAAGAAGCGCAAACTTCTTCGAATGGTTACAAAGTCGAAGATACTAAATTAGACGATAGTAAAGAAGATGTATCTGAATTTGACAAAGCTTTTGCTGAAGCTGCCAAAGCTTTCGGGCTAGAAGAAACAAAACAATAACAATAAGAAAGAGGTAAAAATATATGGCAAACACATTAGAATATTCAAAAATTTTCCAACCTTTACTTGACCAACAAGTGACTCAAGAATCTACAACAGGTTGGATGG